GCTCGTCGATAATGGAGTTACCAAGATCGATGGCCTGCTGGTCGAGTTCGTAGCAACAGACTCCGTAGGGTGCTTCCTTCTCGACTGCGATGAAGATGAACCGGTTGATGCCGGTGATGCGCTGATACCAAGCGGCTTGAACGTGGTAGCGGAACTGAGCGCAACTCTTAGCGAAGGCCGCGGGTGAAGCGTCCTGGGTTGTCTTCAGGTCGATGATGTAATCCTTGCCGATACCATCGATACGGGCTTTGACCTCGATTCCGGACCATTCGGCGAAGTAGGAGACCTCGGTCTTGATTCCATCCAGTAGGCCAGCGGCAGCGGGATGAGCGTGAACCGCATCGGCTGCTCCGGTGAGGTTGTACCATTGATCCGGAGGAAGCGGTATCTGTCCGTTGTCGATGATCAGTTGGTGGTCTTCCTTACCCTGCTTGGTGCGACGATCACCATTGAAGAGCCTGTAGGTCAGGATAAAGCGTTCCGGCTCTAGGACGGCGCAATGGGCGGCGGTACCGAACTCCAGCGCGGGACTGGATTCGTTGCGGGTCTTGCCATCCTGCCAAGAGCGGAAGTGCGCGGGCGACTTGCGGAACTGATCGAGACCGGACTTCGATAAAGCCTTCGCCTCGTGGTAATCCGCGGCGGGCATGTCGTACATGATATCAACCATTGGAAACCTCCGTGGCGATCTCGGGGGTGACGATCACGGCGAGCTTGGACAGGATGAGGTCCGGCTTGGAGATGTACTTGGAAGCGACCGCATCGGGGAGATCGCGTAAGGTCTGACCTTCCTGAATGCGACCGGCTTTGAGGAGCAGAGCGTTGACCTCTTGCTCGCGGTCCTCGAAAAGGGCTTCGAGTTTGGCGGTGATGTCGAAGGACTTGGTGGGAGCTACCGATACCTCGGTGAGAGCGGGGGTAAACTCCTCGGTCTCCTCCGGTGTGTAGATGCCGGCCACAACCTCGGGGGCGAGCATGCGAACCGCTTTGCTGATACAACGAGCGCGGAGCATTGCGGATGGATCCTTGGCCCATCCAGACCCCGGCTTGGCGGGTAGTAAGCCAGCCATCTTAGCGTCCTCGGTGGTGAAGGAGATCTCGCAAGCATTGCCGTCGTAGGTCCAGAGGGCGATGGCGGCGCGGGAGTCGAACTGCTTCCAGAGGATCTTACCTCCGCGGGCACGGTAACCAGCGAGCATGGCATCGGAGCGCATGCTGAGGGAGCCGTTGATGATGTGGTACTCGCGTTTGAAATCGAACGGGGTCTTCTTCTCGGCGGCGCATTGCCACGCGATAAGCTTACCTTGTTCGACCTTGGTGCAGCCCAGCATTCCGCTGGCTGCGATCCACTCGCCCATCTTCTCGATGGCTGAGATGGGGTCTTGGATCTTGGAGTACATCTCGGAGTTATCCGAGGGTGTTGTCGTTGCGATTGAGTTGTTCATTGTGGGTTTTGTCTGAGGAGTTCCTCGATTACATCGGAGCGGACACGGATGGTGCGCTTCGTCGCCTTCATGGCTGGAAGTTTTCCTGACCGGATCCACCGACGCACCGTCTCGGGATGAGTCCCGAGAGCGGATGCGATCTCTTGGACGGTTAGAAGTTTTACGCTCACGCAAGCCAAAGTAGCAGCGTGTTGCAAACTGTCGAGAGTTTTCTTTCGGAAAGTTTACTCGTCGAAGCCTCGGCGAGGTGCCATCGGGGTCAAAGACTGGCCGGATTTCTTCAATTCCTGAATGAATCGGTACTTTCCGATTGCCATGCCGCGGTCGTAGGCTTTGTTCAAAAGCTGGATGCGAAGGTCATCCGAACCCTGGATGTAACTCTTGCTTCCAAAAACCACTTCAGCGTTTTTTCTTCGCCAGAATCCCACCAGTTGGGCGTAGCGGTCGAACTGCTCTGGATTGAGCTTCTCGAACGTGGTCTTTCCGTAAGTAATCTGAGGATTCGGAATCGAAGGGATAACCCGATTGTCTGCGGTTTTTCGCCACACCTGATAGATGGAGGCGTTGAGCGGGTCAGCTTCAATCTCGCGGGATTTCCAAGAATTCAGGAAATTAAACAACCAAGGGTTGCTGCCTTTTGGAGTCTGCAACACGGCTTCTCCCCAGAGATCCCGCTTGAGAGGAAGCTGCTTGCCATCCACAAATGGAAGCGCAGCATATTTTTCATTCAGCTCATTAGCGAAGCTTTTGATCACAGTATCCCCGGTGGTGACTGGAACAAACTCTCGTTGGGCGCGCATCAGGCTCCCTAGAATTCCCGGCTGAAGCGGAGATGTGGCGGTTGATAAGAATTTCTTGGTGATCGATTCCAATGCAGAGCCGCTTTCATTTGAAAGGGCTTTGATGAAGCCACTGATTCCATCCAAGAATCCTTGTTTTACCACAAAGTTGGCAGCACTGAATGCAATGGCACCGCCTGTTACAAGCCAATCTATCTCGTTTGTCCTGCTTCTTTCCTGAAGTCTTCTAGCGGTGCCAACCATCATACCAAGTGCGCCGGCTGTTCCAAATTTAGCGAGGTCTTTGACGTCATCTCCCGCTTGAAACCTTGGATCTTGTCCTTTCAAATATCTATACAAACCGCTGGTATTAAGAGTTCCTGGAGGCATGACACCGCCTGACTTGGCCAACTCACGGGCTTTGTTTGTCTCGCCAGGAGTGTCGAGGTTTGGAGTAACAAGACCTTTGTCGTATAGTTGATTCCAACCAGCGATTACCATTGAACCAATAAGAAGCTTAGAGGACGCAAGATTCCGTTCTTTTGGGGTTAGATTTTTCCAATTCCCAAGAATGTTAATAGCACCAACAGGAGTGTAAGAAAGAATCTCTGCCGCAAAATTTATCGGTGTCTTTTGAAACAGCGTTAGAATTCTATATGGAACATAAAAAGGTTTCGCTTTAGTTGTAATAAAGCGATTTATTCCAGCAGCAGCCTCGGTTGCAATATTGTTTTGCTGAAGCACGGATCTTGCAGACTCAAATTCAATATAACCAAGATCATCTGCCGTGAATCCTTTAGACCCCTTTTCAAAAGCCCTATCACCAATTAAATATAAATTAGGATCTCTTTGCGCTACTTTTATTTGATCGTTGCTTAAGCCTCTTTTAATACCCATCTCTTCGATTAGAGCGGATCTTTCAGCGGATTTGAATACGTTATCAACAAATTGATTTATACGAAATATAACATCTGGGTATATTCCAAGGGTTGCTTCAAATGAATTCCTTAGGATTGGAACATCCTTAGCACCATTAAATAGTCCGTCATATACATTGCGGGCCGCTCTTGTAAAATTAAGCGGAGTTCCCGTATCAGAGCCAGCCTCATAAGGATTATATTCAGAACCTTTTTGTAATATCTTTAGACCTTCTGGAAGAGATCTTCTTAAGCTGTTTAATCTGGTTACCGTTCTCGCTTTTAATCCGTACGTATTTTCAAGTTTTCCACCAAACAAATTCTTATCAATTCCGTAAGCCAACATCTTCGCTGGCTCGCCTAAAATTAGGCTTAAACCAGCTCCTGTAAAGTTTCCTACAATAGAGATTGTGTTTTGAACTGATCCTTGAACAAGTGCCAAATACAACTCTGGTAAAGTTGAAGGATTCATTTTTGATATCTGAGTAATCAGATCAACATCAGCACTTTCTTTTAACGTGTTTGCTAAATCTAAGTCTCGCGCAGCAGTTATCTGTGCGTTTTGATCTCCAGCATCAGCAGCTTCTTTTAGTTTTAATTTAGCATTTTTTACTGCATCAGAAGTGGTTCTATAAACATCCATCATGTCTCCCAGCTTTTTAAGCTGAGGACCGTCTGGAGTTCTGCCCCGCTCCGCCATCGACTTGGTTACAAGATATGTAATTCCTTCTCTAGTGGTAGAGTTTAGAAGTTTGGCCTGATTGATAAGTTGGCCAAACGTAGTGAGCTTCTTTGCTGTTTTAAGAGTAGTATCTACTACATCACTTATTCCTCCCGCTGCAAGCTGTCGGTTCATCAGCTCTACAGCCGAAGCAATTCGAACATTTGATTCTGGATCTACGATGTCAGCATTGAGTTCACCGGTTGTTTTTGCTGCGGCTTCTTGCCTTGTTTGTTCTAGGTTCTGCCTTTTGTAAGACGCCTCTGGAGATGCCGCTACGGCTTCACGAATTACCGGAGGAACGCCAGGAGCGGCAGCAACGCGCTCTGCAAACCGACGAGGCTGCATTCCGGTTGGCACTTGAACCGGGGAAGGCCGCTCTATAAGTCGAGCCAGTTGAGACCCGAATTCAGCGTCATCGAATTTGCCTTTGAAGTTCTGTCTGGCGTAGCGAATTCCCGCGGCAACACCATCGGCCACGCTTCCTCCAGCGCGGATGACTGCTTGAGCCACCGACAACGCACCGTTCCAAGCCGCGCCCATAAGCTGAGGGAACGGGTTTGCGCCAAGACCAACCTCTACTTCAGTGCGAAGACCTTCGAGCTTCTGAGCGACCCCTTCGGCTTTCTGGCGGAACTTACCTTCTGTAGCAAGCCGCTCATCACGAGCTTTAAGACGTTCAGCCAAGATGTCGTCAACAGACCGAAGCGGAGTTCCTTCTGGTTCTCTGGCTGGAAGCATTCCTCCCTCCCTGGGAGCGGGTCGTTCTACCGTGAGTTCAGGAGTGATAATCTCGCCGGAACGAACAGGTTCAGCCGGAACTTCTGGAGTTGGTTCTCCGCGCATCAACTCCTCGGCAGTAAACTCCCGCCGTCCAAGTACCTTCCGTATTGCAGCGGATCGTTCGCGAAGTGCCTGACGCTCACTAGCGCGTTGAGCTTGAACTCCCTCAGCAGTTGTAAGGGTTTCTGGACGAGCAGACTCAGCTTCTACGGCGATACGCTCATCACGAGTACGGAGTCGTTCAGCCAGCAAATCCTCTACAGAACGAAGCGGAGTGCCCTCTGTAGGCGTCGGAGCCTCTGCTTTGATGACAGTGGGTTCAGGAGTTACAGTTCCTCTCCGAACCGCTGTAGCTTCTTCAGGAGTTACAGAAGCTCTCCTCTCCATTACAGGAGGTCTGTTCCTGTCCTCAAATATTTCTGCGACTGTCTTGAGTGGAGTTCCTGAAGCCGCTGCTGACCTTTCTAAGGCAGCTTGTTGAGCGGCTTCTTGAGACTTTTTCTGCTGCTCGACAAAGGCGTTTTCCTTCTCAAGAGCAACCCTTTCCTCATCTGGAACAAATCGAGAACGGGAGCGCGGACCCTCTCCAACGGGTTCCTTGCTATAGACGAACGGTTCATCAGGGTTCAGTTCGTTTACATACTTCCTGAATTGAGTCTTAAGATTCTCAACCGGAACGATCCGCTCCATCTGATCAAGTAGGCCACTGACTTGGCCTATCGCCTCGCCAACGGTTTTCTTCTGGGAAGCAAGGTTGTTAAGGATATCAACCTGAGTGACATTTTTCCCGGGAACATTAAGCGAACGGGCTACTTCCGCTCCAAGACCAGCGGCAAACAAGGTTCCGATCAAAGCCTCGTAGGAAGCCTTTAGCTTTTCTTCTGGGGTAGCATTTGGATCTGAGATCGTCTGCAACGCGATGCCGGCGGACTCAGCGGATCCACGGGTTATCTCTGGAACCAGCAAACGGGGAATGGTTTTTGCCGCTTGATCAACAGTACGAGCCGCTTCTGACGCACGAGTTAAATCGGCAATCTGTGCAGCGCGAACGGCGGCAGGAGTTGTTGATTCTGCAAACTCAGCACCTGCTACGAGCGATGGAATGCGAGCAGCCTGACGAGCGGCTCCGGCAATACCGAGGCCCATCACGTTCATGGGGGACAAGAGGTCCGCGGACACTTGGCCCAACACTTCGCCAGCAGGGCGGGTGACGTACTCGGGAATCGGAGTGTACTCGCTTATCGTTTCTCCAAGACTGCGACCAATTCGAGCTGCTCGCTCACGTTTCTCGGTGGATGCAGATCCAAGAGCCATGATGCCTTCTCGTTCGATACGAGAGGCTGCATCAAGCATTTCCTCTGGCTTTCGATAAGTGTCCCTACCAAGAGCCTTATCAATCAGAATGCCCGGGGCTTCGCTTACTTGCTGAAGAACTCGTCCAGCGGTTGCGACATCTTGTGGGGTTGGACCACCGAACGCCAACGGAGCGGCAAGACGAGCCAATGAAGGGGCCACAGACTTGGCCTTCTCATACAGGCTAGTCGGCTCTTGAAGCACCGGAGCATTCGGATACTTCTGCTGCCCAGCAAAAGCGAATGCCCTATTGATATCCTCTTGATCTGGATCCCTGTCGCCTTCTAATTCAAGAGTAACGCCAGTGGCGTCATTTGTAACTTGATAGATTGGCATAATTACTTGCTTATACGTCTAACAGTAAAACCCTTAATGTCAGTGGGTTTTGTGGCTTCTGTTTTTTTTGCGCCAGTAGCAGCCGGTTCATCATCAAAAGCTTTGTTTTCATCCTCTCCGAGTGATTCGTAATATGCTTTTCTCATCTCTCGCGTGTAGGATCTTGGAAACTCTATTCTTTCCATCCTCTGACCAGTCATAGGGTCCTGAGTAGAAACTACTTTTGGCTCGTCAGTTACTGCTTTCTTAAGTGCATTATCAATCAAAGCTTTATACTCAGGATAATTGGCAGCTATGTCTTTAAGCTGATCTGGTGTTCCACCTATTGGACCTAGGCTAATGTACCCTGATTTGCGCTTCCTTTCCTCGTCTTCTGTTCCCTTTTGCGCCTTCTCGTAAGCAGCCTGTTCTTCAAGAGATTCAATCGGCTCTAAAGCCGGGATTGGCATAGCCATTGATCCACCAAGCTGGTAATTGGGCCTTGCCCTAAGTTCGCCAACCAATGACGGGCGTTGAGCCTCGCGCTTTTCACTGGCTTCTTTTGCCCGAGTTTCTGAAGCAGCTTTATCGCGGGCAGCGATTAATTTAATCTCGTCCTGAAGCCTCTGCTGCCGTTCAGCTTCCATTCGACTGCCCAACCTTTCTTCATTCAAAGACTTCAAGTCCTCTTCCATCAACGCCCGCTTCGCATAGTTCCTATTCCGGATATCCTCGTTGGTCCCGGTGAACTCGCCGGCAATGCCTCCGGTGAGCATCGAGAGACCCTTCATGAAAGGGTTGACGCGCTGATTGGCCTGCTGTTGAAGCAAGGCTCTGATCTTGTCGGTTTCTTCTCTAGTAGCCATAAGATATTATTTAGTAACCCTGCAACGACCGCATCGCACCCCGTCTCCTGAATCCGCTCATGGCGGCATTCATGATCTGATCGGGATCGTAGTTGATGTATCGGTACTGGTCCTGCTGCTGTTGGGAGTTGGCCAGCAAGTCAGCGTAGAGCTTGGCGAAAGGATCGGCCTGACGATCGGGTAGAGGAACCTCTTTGGTTCCCTTGGTGGGGATGACGACTTCGCGCCTTACGAGAGGAGTGACTGGCTCCCTAGGGGGAAGGGGGGTTGGTCCACGGCCAGGAGTTCCGCCACCGGGAGGAGTTCCACCACCGGGAGGGGTTATTACGGGAGGTTTTGTGACAGGAGGCGTCGTAATTGGAGGGGTAGTGACTGGAGGGGTTTTAGTTCCTCCTTGAGCAGGATCTTTTTCCCACACACCTTTTTCCCAATTCCACCTATTGCCATTATTATCAGGATAATAATCACCAACCTTTATCCCACCAGTTCCTGGAACAACCGTTCCTTCAGTTACACCTTCAGGAGTTACTATTGGCTTTTTAGTTGGTGCGTTTGGATCAAATATTCTGTAAGGTGAATCCTTAAACTCATCAACAGGTTTTGGTTTAGCATCTTCTTTCCAGTCAGGAGTTATGTCTTTAACACCACCAGGACCAGCCACATCAGGACCAACAGTTACATTCCCTCCAGTGTTATCAAACCCACCTACGCTGGCGGTTGTCGGTTCATCCGCTCCAACTGGTTGATATGCACCAACAGAAGCTGGTGTTACTTGAGAAGGATTAAGCTCAGTGTTGATTCCCTGATTCCAACTAGTAGGGATCGTTACATTTGGTGAAACGCCTCTATCAATATCAGCTTGGGATATGCTCCTTCCACTTGGAACTAATATAGTGTCCCCAATATTGTTTCTGTTGGACATCACAATGTCTCCAGTATCCACATCGAACCCAATTGGAACGCTGTAGTCAGGTCTTTGCGTTAATTCCTCAAAAGTTCTACCAACCGGTTCTCCACGAGTTACAACGCCTTGAGGAAGCGAAGGTATTTGGCCTGCCGTAAGATCCTCAATCTGCTTTGGCGTCAGATATTCAACTCCAATGAATCCCCCTGCTTGGTCAGGTGGAACGAGACCCGTAAACCCATATCTATCCTCAGTCTTCGGATCCAGCGGGGTTCCGATTCCTGTTCTTACAAATGCATCCTGCTCATCCGTATTCCCAATGTTGGTTCGTATGGTGGGATCATCTGGGGTGTTGAAATCGATTTCAGTGCCGGTCCCCAGAGTTGAAGGGTTGCTTAAATTTTGAGCGTATTTGTAATAACCCCATTGTGGATTTCTTGCATCCCATATCCACTGATCCCCTGTTTGATTTAACTCTTGAGGAACCCCGAAATCATCCGGCCTTGGAATATAGTAGTTCTCGTATCCCAATGGATACATAGCGTCTACAGAAGGATTAGCCTGATTCAGGTCTTGAGCCAGATTATCGATTGCGTCAGGCATATATCAGTTTTTGGGGATTATGCTGTTGATTCGAGCTATCATCCAGTTGGCCACAAGCTTCTTGACCTTCGGCTTGTCCTTGAGCCACTTCGCAAACTTCTCGGCGTTGCTGTCGTAGAAGCTCTTGAACCACTTGGGTCCAACGAGTTCCTTCCAGAAGTAGAACGCTTCCCACTGGTCGGGGATACACTCACGAGCAACGAAGCATCCGCCAAGCCCAAAGCCCGCGTAGGATGATCCAAGGTTACCAATCGCACCAGCATACCCTTTGAACTGATTCATGAAGGAGTTCGCTTGATCGGATGTGTATTGGTTCTGAGCGTTTGTGAGCGCAAAGTTACTACCCATCTTCATCAGGTCTCCAGGGCTAGATAGCTGGGCACCCTGAATTAACTGAGGAGTCACAAACGGAGAGGCACCCTGCTGAAGACCACCTAGTTGGGCGGCTTGGGATGAGACCGGTTGGAGTCCTAGGGCGGACTGGACGTTGGCAATGTTCTGCTGGCGACCGGACAACATCTGCTGTTGCGAAGCCATCTGGCCGGCAAAGCTCTGTTGCGCCGCGGTGTTCCGCTGGCCGGTGGCCGCGAGGATGTTCTGGAAGGCTTCCTGAGCGTTCCGATTGGCGGTATCGCTCGTGCTTTGACCGCTCTGAAGCAAGCCCATTGCAGCGTTCCAGCGTTGAGAATTGGCGTTACCAAGAGCGTCTTGAATTGCAAGCGACTCACGAAGAGCCGAAGGATTGCCAAGAACATTGCCAATGGAACTACCGCGAGCGCGAGCGGCCTGTTGGACCCGTCGCTCCATGCTTGGATCCAAAGTACCAACCTGAGAAAGACCCTGTTGGATCTGACGTTCAAGCTCGCTACGGATCAACTGAGAAGCCCCTGTATCCTGTTGGGCACCAGGCATTCCAACCCTCTCGTAGGTGGGCGAGTCTATCCGCGTATCCGGAGCGGCGGCATCCCCTTTAACATCGCTGAGGAACTGCTCGTAGAGATCGAACTTCCGAGGATCAAGAGCCTCCAGCTCGTTTCGACGTTGTTGGGCAAACTGCGTTCCATACTGCCTTGCAACACCAAGTTGTTCTTTAGCTAAAGGATCTGCGAGCTTGGATAAAGCAAGAGCTGTTTGCTTGGTGATATCAACATCACCAATATTCTCAAAATCGTATGTTCTTTTGTTTCCTTCTGGGCCGTATGAAATCTTACTGCCAGATCTAGCGGCCTGTTCTAATGCCCGAATGAAAGGATATTGCTCGGCCTGAGCTTTTATCGCTTCGGCAGTAGAGGCAGCAAGGTCCGGCGGTTTGTAACTTGGGCCGCACATTTGCGGCTGACCCCAAGGAATGCAGGAGTAATCTTTAGCCCAGTCATCTTTGGCAAACAGCATTACGCTGTGAGCCAGAACCCTTGATGTATTAAAATCTATATTCATACTCCTCCTTCAAAAATCTCGGTTTTCCAAATAGGATTATATCCAAATCTCTTCATATATGAGTTGTATGGACTATTCTCATTGCAAGCTATGAAATACTTAGGAAACCCTTTTGTCTCCATAATAGAGTCATAAACTCGTTTGAGGTGCATACTGTCTCTGGCCGACACTTTTTCGGTGTGATTCCAAAGAAGCAGGACAGGCACCCTTCCAAAAGATGACGCACCAATGATCTCGCCATCTCTTTCAACCACATGGGTTGGGTGAATGATCGAGTCGTTGTTTGCCCGCGCAGCTTGAAGAGCTTGAGACTCTTGCTCAAGCGTTTGTATCATTCGTACTCTCGGGAAGGCGTTCATTGTTGGGGTCTGACCGAATCGACGAAGCCAGAGAGAATGGTGGATTGCAGAGACAAGCGACCAGCGTCTGCGGTTACCTTGAATTGCAAAGTATTCCAGCGGCCTTGGCTGATCAGGTTGTAAGCCTTCAGGAACTTCTGACTTGAGGTGATCGCCAGCGCGGAATCGAGCGTCACGAATGTGTCCGACATATCTTTGGCCAACGACACTTCGGCGGTCGTGGTGGCGGTGGTGTACGGGTTATCGAAGGCGAACTGAACGCTGTACCCAATCTTGTCGGGAATGGGTTCGTTGAGGTTGTAAGCCTTGGTGATCACCGTGGATTCGTAATTCGCGCCGCCATCGGTGTATGCGGAGCTTGAGACCGGCGACAACCGGCTGTTCGGGAGGTAATCGTTGAATGACCAGACCTGGCCCGCTCCCGCTGACACCGAGATGATATCGCCGGCAAACATGAGGACGGGTCCAAATGTTGAGAACGAGGTTGGAATGAAGTCGTTAACGATCCAGTTGTCCCAGTAACCAAGCCAAGAGCGGGCCAGTGAGTGGTAGACGATGACCGCGTTGTTCTCGTTGAGCGCACCTTCGAGGGCGATATCGATGCTGTTCTCGGTCAGGAGCGCGTATTCGCTTTCGATTCCGAGGATCGCTGGTTCCTCGGCAACGAACGGAACCGCCAACAGATAGCGGTTGTTCCAGAATACACCGTCGCAGAGATCGAGCTTAGTCTTGTCGATCTTGCTGATGAGGTCGTTGATCGGGCTGGAGAGCGCGAGGCCTACGCTGGTCTGGGTACCGGCTTGGATCTGCTGGAGAGATCGGACGCCATCTCGGGATAGGAAGAATACGTCAGGACCAACCGCGGTGATGGACCGGTGCGATGAGCAGCCGATATTGCCGCTGATGAGTGATATGGTCCAATCGGCTGCATCCTGCGAAGGATCGGCATTTACGCTCCAAATAGAGCGTTCCTTGAAGACGATGAGTTGATAGCCGAACCAAGAGTATAGTCCCTTGATGGGATCGCCATCGCCACCGATACGAAGAGACCCGAGAGGATCCCAGGATTCTCCATCGAGGATATCCGAGAAGTAGAGGGTATCGGGCTGGATAGATGTATCCGCGGAAACTGCGAACAACCGATTGGTATGGGTGGTTAGATAGATCGGCTTGGCAGGAGGCGTGAGCGATACAAAGGCTACGGCGTGAGACGAGGCGGCAGGAGAAATAGTAATCGCTGGAGCGGTCGTATAGCCGCTTCCAGGATTGGTGATCGTTATGAATACGAGATTACCATCGTTGGCAACAACAGCGGTTGCCGTAGCCGTGATGCCGCTGGGAGGGGCTGCAACGGTTATTGTTGGAATCGACGAATGGTTGTTCCCCTGATTGATGACATCGATGCGGCTGATCTTGCCGGCTGTAGTCGAGCTGTTGAGGTTCGCGCTTGAGACGTACTTCAGCGTTCCTAAACCGTCCGAATAAAACAATTTGTCATTTAATTGAGCAAAATAGACGTAGGAAGCGGAAGCGTTGAGCGTTGAACCCGAAATCAGGTTGTAGGAAACGCCGGGTGATCCGAAGTAGAGGCTCTTGGTGGATGTGCTAAGGTCATTAACAGCGATGACAAGGCGTTCGGATGCGGCTGTGTCGAAGTAGAAACCGGACAATACCGTCGCGTTGATTGGAAGGTTACTGCCAAAGTTGGAAGTCGTTGACTCCCAGTTGGTGATGACGTCTTCCCAGTTGGCGGTGATGCTGTTGCCTGCTAGTGAAACGGCTCCTAGACGGGTGACGAGATTGCCGAAGTCGTCATAGTCCATGTTGATGGCCGATTCCATGCTGGTTGCAGGAATGCCATCGGGACGAGTGGCTGAAATTACGCCGGTCGAAAACCCAGTGCTTCCATCCAGAAGCATCTGGTCATCGAGAGCATCTGAGGATTGGAATGGCATGGCGGATTACAGGATGTCTTGGAACGTGTAATCGTACAAGCTATCTGGGATGATGCGGCTGATTTGCTGTTGTTGGCCGCGTTCCATGTCTTTCATGATGGAGACCTGAGCGGCTCCTTCTTGGAACTTGGCTTGGGCTTTACCGTACTGCCGAGAGTATTCGAGGAGATCGCCTTCTGTGTAGGCCATTAGAGCGTTCTCTACGCCTCGCAGCTCGAAGTTGGTATCGTTGGCGATGGTTGTTGCCTCACCGAACTGCCGCATCTGCGACTGTTTCTTGGCGAGGATGAACAGGGTGCCATCGGCATTGGGCGTGGGAACGAGCTTGATGCGCGGAACACCGGCCTCGCCATAAGCTCCACCGATCAATCGAGTCCAGTTAACGAAGTTACCGGGGGTGGCTTTACGGCTATCGACGTTGTTCCAGGTGTTGGGATCGAGCTGGAAGAACGAGACCCATTCCGCGGCGGGCACTTCGAGACCATCGGTATCTCCGGTGACCGTGAAGCGCATGGCTACGGGGAAGTCGATGAAGGTATTGTAACCGGTACCTGAAGCGTAGGCGGAGGTGACGTAATCGGAGAGGGTGACGATCTCAGTTCCGGCGGTGACCGGATGAGAGATAATGCCGAGGGTATCGTTCCACAGGCAGGAATCCCAGATCATCGAGTAGCGGCGGATACAGAACTTCTTGGCCAACGCGATGGTGGCCGAGTCTGTGAACGACAGCTTGTCGCAAGCCGCTTGAGCCGCTTCGGAGGGTTTCATGCGAAGTATTCTTGCAAGATCATTGAGGAACTGACTCGGGCAATAGCTGAAGAGTTTCCTCCATTAATAGAATCTTGATACGTCTTGTTGACCCATATTTGCGGAAACACCGTTGGACCAGTTGCGTATAAGTGAATCTTGTAAGTCACAGCGGATGCGGATGCCGGTGAATCAAGAATCTGAATGAACTGGCTGCTAAAAAAGAAGTTTGAAATAGCTGCGGCACCAGTAAGTGGACTAATACCAAACAAGTCTGTGCCAATGTTGTTAGATCCAATCGGAGTTCCGTTACGAGTTACTCTGAATGCTCCGTAATTTGAATTTCCATCATTACCATAGTTTATCGCTATTGAAACCAACACTGTTGAAGCTATAGACCTAGGAGTAATCGATGTGGTAAGCACCGTTATCTCAGTTCCTGATCCAGCACTTGTGGCAACAAACGGACTCGCGCCAGCGGTGGAGTCTTGATAGAGAGTCTGTTTTACTTGAGGAGCAAAATATGTTCCGGCAACCACCTTAACCTTGCTGGAATCGCTTGCGTCAGTGATCAGCACCTTGTCGGTGGTAAAATCAACGACAACAGGGGTTAGGTTTGGAACCGTGATGTTGTCCGAGTTGAGGATCAACGTGTCGGTGCCGGCATTGCCCAACGTGGTGTTACCGTTGGATGCAAGATCACCGGCTAACGTGGTGGCTCCCGTCACTCCAAGGGTTGTGCCCACTGTGGCCGCTCCCGTAACAACAGCACTGGCCAACGTAGAGACTCCCGTGACTCCGAGGGTTGTCCCAACGGTAGCGGCTCCGGTCACGCCAACGCTTGCTAGTGTGCTTGCTCCCGCGACTCCGAGGGTACCGGTAACAGCGGTGGCACCGGTCAGTGTGGAGGTTCCAGTGACCGATAGGTTTCCTGGTACCGTAAGGTTACCTGTTAGAGTGGTTGCTCCGGTAACATTGAGCGCACCGCCTATGGTCGCTGCACCGCTCGTAATAAGGCTTGAGAGGTTGGTAGCACCGGTGACAGCCAAAGTACCCGCAACAGCCGTGTTGCCGCTTGCAGCAGCCACTGTGAGCTTGTTAGTGGCTACGCTGAAGTCTCCGGTGGTATTTACTGCGGCGTTGGAGACTTGGAGTGCGGAGTCATTGCCGCTGCCGTCGCTGATGGCTTTGAGCGTTGCGCCTACGGTGGAGTTGTCGGAGTTCTTGAGTAGGCCAGTGTAGGTCGATGCAACGCTACTGCCTGTGAGTGGTGTTCCCATATCAGTTCTTCGGTAAAACGTACCAACCTGCCGGCAGAACCACCTTAGATGGCCCCACCAGCTTCTTATCAGAATCGAATCCGTAGACGCTGGCCGTTGTAGGCTTGGCCAGCATCACCGGATCACCGTTTGGCACTAGGACCACCTTGGTCATCTGGCAACCCAGGCAGGTCAGCAATGCGGCCATCCAGATCGCTCTTGAGGGCCTCGGGAGCTTTGCCATGTTGCACATCGGTGGGTGGTGTTGCTCGTAGGAAGTCGAGGATTGCCCGAAGGATCTGGTAGACCCAGTTCACGGCTTGGTAACTTCGGCTTCCTTGGCATCCTTAGCCATGATCAAACCAATGCCAGCGGTCACCGCGGCGATGGTCGAGGCGATGTCAATGTTGGTGCTGGGGTCACCGTCGAAGGCAGCCCGTAAGGCACCACCAACAGCGACCAGTATGGCACCGACACCGGCGAGAGTTGTTTTTGTGTTTTTCATTTGGATTTAAATAATCGATATGCGGCGTAACAGGCGCAAACTAAGCCAACCACGGCTGTGATAAGCCTTACCCAGTCGGTGAGCACTGGAATAAACGAAACAGCGGTGGCACCTGCCGCTGCTGCTAGGCTGAGTCCAGGGCTGGTGCTGCTGTTCGTTGGTTCCATTACTCGTTAGGCTGTACGGCTTCAACCACCGGATTCGCCAGCTTGTAAGCCTCCACAACCGCCGGAGTCCACAGCGCGTTCGCGATATTCACCACCTCGGTCGGCTGACCAGTAAGGTCGTCACCGGGGTTGAGCGTGTACTGAGCGGTAATCTCAGAACCGACAACCGCGCCATCGCTGTCGTAATCAACTCCGGTCGTCACGAACAGAGAGTTGTTCTGATTGCACTGCACTGCGACGATATTGACTGGTACGATCATTGGATGGTGGGGTTAGGGGTTTGAGCGGCGGCGTATGCTGCGACAGCGGCAGGAGTCCATACGGCTCCAGCAATCGCGACAACCTGCTCCGGCTGACCCGTAAGGTCTGAGCCGGGAGTCAAGCAATAGCGGCGGAAGGTGGAAGCCTTCACGGCTTCTCCATCGACGATCTGGTCCGCAAGACGGACTTGAAGCGTCGTGTTAGGAAGAACCTCGCAGAGCGAGAAAATGGTGCGTTCGGTGAGCATAGGATTAGACGGTGTAGGTTACTACAGCTCTCAATGAAATTACGCCAGTGTTTACAGCAGCAAAATCAGAAGCAGAAACTAGTGCGCCAGCTCTAACTATTCGAGTTCCACTAACATTTGTTTGTTCAAAGTTGATAAGAGTTGTGCTTGGATAAGATATCACAAGACTGCCAGAAGTTTGATCTGTCAAACTAGCAGACAAGTCTACATATTGGTTTCCAACACCACTTACAGCAAACGGAAGCCCTGTAATATTAAGACCTCCACTTGCCGTTCCAATTACCAATCCACCTATATTGATTGTAATAGCATAACGAGCCGTTACAAGATTTCCAACCCTTGTGTAATTTCCGGTTTGCTGAGAATAAGTAACAGCAAGCGTTCCGGGGGTTACAAACGTCAGCGTAGGAGTCCACGTCCCCTCCTCGTAATCGTCCAGCGTGTTCGCGTTGGCTGAAGCGACTTGAGTGGCGGGAAATGTAATACCTGACTTAAGCTGAAGGCAACCACCAGCAGCACCGGGAGTAACTCCAATGCCTACATTTCCTGTTTTATCAATACGCATTCTCTGCGTAGCAACGCTAACACCACCTTCTCCCGTAAACAATCCTACCTCGGTGCTTGAATAAGTTCCGTCGTGTGTGTTGAACACATGAAGACCACCAAAATCACTGCCACCGTCGAGGACGCCATATTTTAGCGTCGAAACATTGCCAGCAAGATGCGCCGTGGCAGCGGTCATTCCAACCGCCGTCACGGTTCCAATCGGGAACGACAGAGCAGAGGCTGGAGCAGTAGCAAGACCCAACCCAGTAGCTGTCAGGGTAGCTCTAAGCGTCGAAGCTGTTGAGATTGCTAAGGTATTGGTTCCGCTAAGATAAACGCCATTGGCTGGAATTGGCGAGTTGGTAACGTTTAAATTGCCTGCTGATACTGATCCAGTCACACCCAGCGTCGTGCCCACTGTAGCCGCGCCGGTGATGGTGGCGGAGGCGAGCGTGGCGGTGCCGGATGCTCCGAGGATGTTGTTTACGCTGATCTTCTTAGTCGTGCCACTTGCCGCCATCGTGGTATCGCTGACATCAACGATAGGGATAACGTCATTAGCCGGATCAGCGGCGGTCAACGCCGTCAGTGCTGTAATCTTTGTGTCTGCCATAGGTCAGTAAACGGTTAGAATGAATTTGTCGGATGCTTCGGTTAAAATGAGATCGGTGCCCTGCTCAGTTGCCATTCGATCGTAGGTGCCAAAAGACAACACGATCTTCCCAGTTCCATCCTCTTGCAGTACGAAGAACTCGTCTTCCTGCAATAGATCCCGGCGCACGATCGGCAGATCGGCGGGCGTGACGTTTCCGCCAGACCCACTTGAAGCCAATCGTGTTCCAAGAGCGAGTGTCACGGTTAGGAGCTGATGATTCCGTTGAACGCGACCACCTGACCACTGGAAATCTGGAAGCTCGTAATCGGCCCAGGAAGCGTAATGCCAGCGGGGATAGCCGCTGTGGACCAAGAGCCGCTGATTCCATTACCGGTGATCGAGGTGAAAGTGGTGACGGCAATCGTGGTGATCGCAACGAATGGGCCAGTGGTCAACGCGGTAGAGGTCACGAGCTGGAAGCCCGCATTGCCCATCGAATACTCGGTTGCCAGATTAGATTCTATGCTCATATGTCCCAAATTTTACGGATCTGATTCTTGCTGAAAGTGCTTTCAAAGCGGGTACCCTGCCGGTCTTCCATCCGACTAAATCCCTGCTTCACCTTGTCCTTGAGTTCGGCTTCGCGGGCAAAACCGGTAACCCCGAAGCGGGCTACCGGCTGCCTCGTCCAGCGTTCACCCTTGATCACAAGAGAATCGGTTCCCATCGGAGCGATTTGCTCCAAGGACTTGCCTTTGTTCTCGAAGGTGTAGATCGGCATGTTAAGACTCCATCTCGCTGTCGTACTCGGAAACCATGTTTCGCATACCTTCTTCGTCCATTGGTTCCATTGATTCCTTGCCGGCCTTCTCATACTCGGCGGGCATACCGTTCACGCTTTGGATCTCAACGTAAGCCTCACCATTTTCAAGCTTCTTGAGAATACCCCGAACTTCCTGTAGGACAACTTCATCACCAACCTCGGGGGAAGCCTGTTGGCCATCTTCCGTGTCAGTGGAAAGAGCCTCGACTGGAATCGCAATCATTGGCGCATTGTTGTCAGCCTCATCACATCCGCAAGCGGAATGAGAAGGGGCACCACCGATTTCTCGACGATGCCCCTTTGGGCCGACGGCAATCACCATGATGGTGGCCGTCTTAGGTCGCATATTACAGCGTGGTAGAGGTCTTCGTACGATGCACCAAGTACCACACCGGGTTGTTGGTGTTGGTTGCGCTCGTGTTACCAGCGGCCAAACGCAGAGCGGCGAAGTACAGCTTCACACCAACGGTGACGAGCTGGTTCAACGGATCGCTCTTGTCGGGGGTATCGGTGATCACAACCTTCGGGGACAACGGATCATCACCGGTCAAGGCAGGGATACCAAACGCCTCGTTACCAAGGAAGAACGAAGCGATGATGTCCTTGCTAACCGCCAGACCGCCACCCGCGGCGGAAGCCTGATACACGAACTCATCACCAGCGGTGCCGGAACCGGTGCTGACAAACGAGTTGGTCTGAGTGACAACGCGGCAACCGTAGATGGAACCCACCTCGCCCTTGTAGAACGGGGTACCCTTGTTGCCGTAGTTGGAGGCGTTCAACCAATCGGTATCGCGCATCAAATCACGGGTAACACGAGGATCGGTCGCGAGGACGTAGCCACCGTTGATCATCGGAGCGCGGTTACGCTTCAGGCGGGTCATGGAATCAAGGACAGCCGAAGCGGTCATCGTAGTGTTAGCAGCAGTCGTATCGCTGTTCAACGCAGAGAAGGTCTGGGTCGTCAGCGTGGCGGGGTTGCCGTAGACCTTAACACCCGTAGGGTTTGCGTTCGCACTGACGTTGATCGCGTCATCGTTGGAAATCGTTGATTCAATACCGTTACCAATCGAAGAGCCGCTGGCGGTGAGATTGGAACCAACGAGGACGTTACGGATCACCGAGTCAACCCAGAGGGCCATGTCCATACCAGAGGTCTTGGTGGCCTGCTGGAGGGAGTTGAACAGATCCGTAGCGCGGAGGATGTCGGTCAATCCGATCACCTGACCGTACTGAGAGAGGCTCTTGGTTAGCTTGTTAAGAACAAGATTGCGGTAGTTCGCGGAACCGATTGCCGTACCCTCAGTCAACGTCTTAACATCAGCAACGCTCGGCGAACCAAAGCGGAACATCGTGATGGCTTGGTTACCGTTGTTCTTGGGGATCGTAGCCTTGGTGGCAAACTGATCAAGAATCGTCTCCTGTTGGACGATCGAGAGAAGCTCCTTGCTGAAGAAGTTCTGGAACTGGTTTGTAAGTGTGGTTGAATTAGTAATGCCTGCCATATTTTAGTTGTGGTTGTGCTATTGGTTGCTTTCCCGGTCGAACTCTCGTGTCGCTCGCATGAGCGCATCCCTTTGCTCCTTCTGGGATAACCTTGAGAAATCTTTCTCCTCGGTCTTGAGTTGTCCTGCCGGAACGCTTTTACCAATGGCGGTCTTCTGCTGGAGCTTGTTGAGCTGTTCTTTCAGAGACTTATTCTCGGACTCAAGTGACTGAGATCTACCCGCAGTATCTTGGAGCTTCATCAATTCTACCGCATGGGCTAACCCATTGGGCAGCGTTGTTAAGATCGGAATGCGCTGCAACAACTCAACCGTTCGCTTGTACTCGTTACTGGACTGATCCTTTAACCAAGTCTCCTTCTCAGATAACTTGTTGAAATTATCTGCCCATGTCCTCGTAAAGCGTTCCTGTTGAACTTGCTGCTGCTTCACACTCACGGTCTTACGGACGCCATCAGCCTTGGCTCGCGCTGCCTTGGCCAACTGAGAGTCACCATCCGCATCGAATTCCTTGGCCGCAGCCTCGTAATCTTCAGCAGTGTAACCCTTCTCGTCCCGAAAAGAATTGGTATCGGCAACACTGGATTGCTCCCGTTGCTTGATCCACTCTTCCCGTTCACGCCTCACCGCCTCGCGCTCGGCCCTGATAGCCTCCTTCTCAGCGTTGATTTGTTCCCAGGTCTTGGTCTTTCGATTCTGATCCTGGGCGAATTTGCTCTTCTGATCCTTCGGCTTCTCCTCCTTCTGCTTGGCCTTGGAATCGGTCTCTGAACTCTTGCTCGTGCCTACATCATCTTGCTCGCGGTCATTGACCTCTTTACTGGCACTCCCCTCATTGGAGGAATCTTGCTCAACCGAAGCTGACTCGTTTTTATTTTGAGTCTGCTCCCGTGGTTGGCTGTCGATATCGACACCAGCATCGTGATCATTGGCCAAAGCGAGCATCGCATCGGCACTCATTGTTTCATCTGACATATTGTGCTTGTATTCGTTTGCTGGTCCGCACAGACGCAGCAACCGCAACTTTGATCCTATGTATTCGTGACAGAATCCGGATCATCTTCCTGTCCCGTAATTGATTCTCGGTCGGCCATCATCTCGATGACCTTCACAAGACTGGCCTGACCCATTGCAAATCCAGAGGAGTATTGCAAATGGTTTCTGTCCGTAATTGCAGAAGCGTTCTGCATAAGAACAGTGTTCAGGAGAGCGTCCTTGAACTTTTTTCCGGTCTCGCTCTTGAAAAAGTTATTGAGGGTGGTCGCGTCATCCCTGTTCCAAGGAAGCGCATCGACCCAGCATTGATGCCGGCCAAAAGCCCATGCGGCGCGGACTCGTGAAATGAGTGAGATCATCACTTAGCCTTCTTGCGACCGGCTGCGGCGCGGCGCATGAACTCTGCGGCCCCAAGATTCTTGCGACCAATGTATGCCGCGAGAGCTTTGGGATCATCCGCGCCCTCCTTCTTGAGTTGCGTTGCCAGTTTGCTGAACTTCGATTTCTTATTCATAAATCTACCAGGCTTTGCATGACCAAGTTCTAGGTTTCGTAGGATCTTTCGCCGTATCGCAGTTGTGCCTCGCTCGGAAGCTCTTGCGCCGTTCCGGATCGTCCTTCTTGACCTCCATATTGGGATCACCAAAACGAACCTTGATCACGGTGCCCTTCGGATTGCGGACGTACACCGCTTTCTTCTTGGACTCGCCCGGTGTGTAGAAAGGTTTGCCAAGCGAGACTTTCTTTCCTTGGTACTCGGCCATATCAAGATTGGAATAGCGGTGAATCCTGCAACTCCTTGATGTTCTCCTGCCTCTTAGCCTTCTGGAACCTGATCTTTGGTGCCACACCCTCCTCAAGCTGCTCCATTAACGGAGCTTGGGCTTGTGTTTGCACCGGAATCGAGGTCAAAACGGGCTGAGGCTCCACAATAATAGCGGTCATAGCGTAAAATTCTCCGCACCAATCAAAATCCAGCACAGTGGGCCAGCAAGTTGGCCTACTGGTGGGCGGAAACCGCCGGCAGGTCTTGTCGGAGGCTCGATATCGGCAATCTTTGCAGGTCATAGCTTATTAAACGGGAGGCTGGGCCATCTGCGGCTCCGGTGCGGCGGGCGGCATTGGCATTTGAGGCTGCTGCTGCTGCAACAAACCGCTGCTGGTCAGGAACTTCTGGATCTCAGCCCGCAGTTTCCGCGCTTCATTGGTCGCCACCTGCTCGTACCCCTGCAACAGGCTGTCAATCCGCACCATAAACGCATTCTTCGAAGCCGGACTGAACTGCTGACCCTGCTGGATCGCCCCATTCAGGTACTGCATCAGCACACCGATACGGCCCGCAAAGTTCTGACCCGGTTTAGCCGGCACCGGGATGCCGATTAGCAGTGTCGGGATCGTCTTGGTCTCGTCCTCCAACTCATCCTGCTGCTTCTGACCTGGATCCCGTATCAATCGCTTGATCAGGGACGGGTCATCCAGCTCCATGATGCTCTTGTCCAGCTCCACCTGATCCACCCAAGGGCTATTCTGGAACAGTTGCTTACGGTTAATGGCCTGCTGAACCATCATCTGCCGGCTGACCATGTCCATACCACCCTTCGGTTCCAGCTCATATTGATCGTGCAATGCCACCGGATCCGCATCCAGCGAGTCCTCGGCAAATCGATATCGTAAACTCTTGGAATCATACTGAACATAAAGTCCCCAAGCTTGCCGGTACATCTTGCCCAGTGCCATACGGAACAATCGCGCCCGCAGATCCCCACTCTGCATTGCCTGAGCGTTGATACTCTGGATCTCGGTCGCCGTCCGCCGGTCACTGCCCCCGCCCATCACACTGCCCATCGCGTAATCCGGACTACCGATCCGGTTCTCCGCGACCGCCCGAGTCTGGTTCAGCTCCTGATCGAAGCTCACCGGAGGCTGCGGCATCTGGACCGGGGCCACGCCATACGGCAAGATCTGACCGGGCGAGAACCGCAGGTTGATGCTGTTCGGCAGCTCCCGTTCCGCTCGAAATAGCGGGCGATTATACAGCGTCATCGCATCGTGCTTATGGTTCCACATCGATGTCATCGACAACTCGAACGGAGCCAGGATCTCGCACACGCCCCGCGGGCTGAACCATCCCTTGTCCTTGATCTCATACGGGAAGTCCACAAAGGGACATTGGCCATGATCATATGGCAACTCCATCGGATCTCGCAGATCCATGTCCACTGCCGCAGGGCTGTACAGGTAAACCTCCCACACCCCGTCATCCCGCTTCTTGTACACCTCCCACACAATCACCCCATCGGTATTGCTCGTGTAAGTGATACCCTCTCGAAGTTGCTTTGCGTCTTCCTCGGTCGCTGCCCCTGGTACGTTATCGTCCTGCTGCGGATTACCCCGAATCTTCTCGATCGTCTTGGAATCGTTCTTCCACCCGAACTGCCCAGCCATCCGCTTGTACGCTCCCACACTCATCGGCATCACATGCACCGCCCAATCTGCATCCTGCAAATCCACGGTGTATGCCGGCACAATGAAATACATCGGGTCAATCGCCTCGAACCCCACCCGCTTATCACCGGGATTCCAGAAGCACTTGATCACGCCGCGCCCGCTCATCAGCGTGTAATCCACCCAGCTCAGGACTTCATCCGTGAAGTTGGTCTTGTCCCGAATCTTATAATTGAACC